ACTGGATTAGCAGCACCTAAGTCTGTATTGACTGTAGTGTTTACTGGTGTCCAGCCACGCCTTGCACCGATACGACCATATTTGTCGATAACACAGTTCTGTGCTTTTAATGCAAAGCCAGACGACAGGGTAATACTAGACTCTTGAAGATTTAATCCGTAAAAGCCCGGCGCAGCAATCGATTGTGTTAAAAGTTGACTAGCCATTTATACCCAGTTCCACTGCGATTCTTCAATGTATCGAGCCGATTCTAATGAAATTGCATCGGATAAACTTTGACGATATAAAGCATACGTCTCACCGGACTGTACGCCACCGTCTTCACCACGTTCTGCTTGCGCTCTTGCCAATGCACCTAAGATAACTGGTTCATCAGGAACTAGAAGCACATCAGCGTTAGCTGCTAAAAGTACTTGTGGCTTAATAATGTTAAAGCGAAGGTTATAAGCACCATTAGGAATTGGAAACAAATCAACCTGAGTATCGCCGTTAGCGTTAGTACCGTTGAAGTTATAATACATTGGACTGCCCTTTTGTGGGGTCGTCAACAAGAACTGTTGATCCATCCACAAAGTAGGAGCATTCTCAACAAAGAAGTTATCGGTGTCGTTAAGAACATCAATAACCCTAAAGCGTTGACCAGAACCAGTCAATACATAGTTAAATACATCGGCGGTTGTTGTCGCAGACAGTGTCTCTGATAAAGCATTCCAGTTATAGGAATCCTCAACCATTCGCTTAGAATCATTGACATAACGAGCAATGAGCTTAACGTAGGCGTTATCAGTTACCGAGGAAGCCTCTGGCTCTCGTAAGCGAATAAGTACGTCATTAACAAGCTGGATATAGTTCATTGAAGCCATTCGTTATCCTATCATAGTTTGACTATTTTGTCAAGTAAAATCTCAACAATCCCATTTCTTTAATGCCAAGGCTTTACGGGTAGGTCTGCCTTTTTCGTCCTTCATCGGACCTTTAACGCCTCCCATCCTTGCACAGAAGCTCTTTCGTCTTCCAGCCGCTTTAGGGGACTTTGCAGCCTCTTTAGCAGAAACTGGGGGCTTGAGGTCAGCGCCTTCAGTTCGCTTGAAATAAGCCCTTCCTTTGGCGTTTAAACCGCCTTTGGGATCCTGATATACCTTCTTAACCATTAGATGTTAGCCTTTAAGTCTACCTGTAAGCAGGTATAAATTGGTTCTAATCCTTCTTTACGGGCATACTCAGCCCACTGACGCACTGCTTTTTGACAATGCTCGATCTTATCGAAAGTATCGTTAATCTTCATAAAGTAGCATTCGCTGTTAACACAGAATAACAATACCCCGATAAAAAAGCTCATTATTTTCTCTTCTTAGCTGTTTTAGCAGATTCTTTGAAGTCCTGCGCCGAAGGTGCGCCTTTGCTGCCTACCTTACGCATCCTCTCGCCGGAACCCGCCTTGATACGACGGCGTTTAGCGGCGATATTGGCATAGAGACCCGGCTTAGTAGCCACGCATTGCACCCATCTTCTTAGCTGGCTTAGATACTACCTTAGCACCAGTCTTCTGAGCGTACTGCTTAGCTTGCTTCTTACCCTTAGTTGTATAGGGAAACTTCTTCTCTTTTACCATTGGCATATTACTTACCTTTCTTTTTGGTTTTAGGAACTCCTGCTTGACGCAAGGAAATTGCTACTGCTTGCTTCTGAGGACGACCTTCTTTAACTAACTTAGATATATTCTTACTAATCGTCTTCTGTGATTTACCTTTAGCGAGAGGCATCTAAGTCTTCTTATAAATACTGTTGTACTGTACTGCGTTGTTCTAACTCTAATGTTACAATACAGCTTGCATTCGTTGCACCAGTTTCAATCAATACACGAATCTCATCACCTTCATCTAATACCACATAAGCCTGTCCGTCAACACGTAAGAAACTCTTAGCAGTTAACGAATAGTCATACACTACAGCAACCTCTACATTCTCAGAAGCGTCATACCAGAATGCTCTGAAGTTCTTAGCAGAGGCTGTGCCGTTGTAAGCGTATAACAGAGTCCACTTAGCAATGTTCCTTGTTGGAACAGTAAACATTGTTGTCAATGTATTAGCAGTAAGATTCTTACCTACGGAATGTGGTCTACTCATTTAAGTACCAATGTTAATAAGGTTATAATAATAAATCCAGCAGTGCCTAGGAGAATCTGTTCTAGTCTCTTTAGTCTAGCGTGTATCTGTTCGTATCGAACTTTACAGACTTCTTCGTGGCTTAGGAGTTTTAATTCTGCTTCGGTCATTATTCAACTTTCAAAGTTTTAAGCTCATCAAGCGTTGTGGCTTGGTCAGCTAGTTTGGTAATATCTCTGAGCCTTTGTTTCTCAGCTACGATTGCAGTTGTATCCGCACCACTCTCTAATGCTCTCTGAAACGCTACATCCTGTGCTTGTAATAGCGAAGTGCGTTCTTCTCTTAGACGATCTTTAGTAATCGCCTTGGCTTTGTCTAAGTTAATCGTAATCATTCTTGGTATTCCCATGCGTTACGGAAAGTTCTATCGGTTGGAATGTCAGCAACATCCACAATCTTGTATGGTTTGCCAGCAGGAACTGCTGAAGAAATTACTTGTTCAATAGATACTTCGCCAGTAGGAATGACAATAGATACACCACCTTCGTCATTTGGATAAATAATTCTTTCGTTCATAGTTTGTCCTTTTAGCGGAAAATGGCGACATCAACATAAGTTGTATCTGTTAAAGCACCACTTGTTGTTCCTCTTGTACCTATACGAATAGCAGAAATAGTAGGAGCAGTTGCACCTAATAAAGTTAAATCAGCACCTAATATAGTAGAACCGCCCAAGGCAGCCGTTACTGAATAATTTGCATCAGGCATATTATTTGTAAAGTTAACTGTGTAATCACCTACGCCATTATCAGTAATAGAAGTTACATTTCCACTAGCACGAATAGCTACAGTACCAGTACCATTAAAGTTTACCCATGCACGACAGCCGTATGCAGTAGCAACTGAACCATAGCCTGAGTTGAATAGCAAGTTACCACTACTATCAATCCTCATTGCTTCTGTACCGCCCTCAGAAAACGCTATCGTATCTGCAGCAGGAAAGAATATTCCTGTGTTGGTATCTGTTCCTCGTATAGCTGGGGTAGCTGCTGAACCATCTACGTCGGATAATCCGTTTGTGCCGTCTAATGTAATAGGCATTATGCGACTCCTTTAATTGCGTCTATTTGCTCTTGTAGTTTAGCAATCTGTTCTTCTTTAGTTGGCTGACTAGCAAGCCATTCTGCGTATTGTGTTTGTGCTTGAGCCACTTCTTCGGCTGTTAATTCAATAACTTTTTGCTCACCAGTAATAACATTAATTTCTATTCTGTTCATAATTAACCTTCGTACAAAATGTTAATAGTGCCAGCGTCAAAAGTGTCTGTGTTGTTTACTGTTGTGATGCGTACTCGGTCAAGGGTTGCGGATAAAGATTTTGCTCCACTAACAGCCGACATATAAGCTGTGGGTGTTGGTGCATAAATAGTTCCACCCGCTACCCATGAATTTGTAGAACTTGAAACTAAATTTATAGTAATAAAACCATCCATAATTGTAGAAGCTACCGCATCTGTTCTAATTGTAAAACCAGTTGTATAGTTTGATGTTCCAAATCCTATAAGAGAACTTCCAGCAGTGTATCCAGTAGTTTCAACCCCACCTGAATCGCCTAGTTGTATCATAGGCAAGCTAGTGCCGCTTGTGCTTACCCCTTGAAACATTACAGTAATTCGTTTTACCCAACTAGGAATACCAGTAAAGTCAATACTAGTACCACTCGTAGAAGCTACGGCAGTTCCGCTAGTAATTACACCGCCATTCATCTGACCAATGTTTACACCGCTAGAACTTACTGTTAATTTAGTAGTTCCATTAGATTGAATCTCTACAGTTCCAGAGGTGTCAGCAGATTGTACTAACCCGCTAGATGTAGATGCGTTTAATGTGACAGCCATTATACGACTCCCTTCGGATACTTAGCCTTAACCGCTAGGCAATCCTCTATGTATTTATCAATCTGTGCTTGGTCGTTCTTTACTACACCATCAATGTAATCGGTGATGGGTGGGTATTCTGATGCTCGTTGTGCTTTGTAAGCATCAGGGTCTTGCCATGCATTCACTACGGCTAAATCAATTTCAACCTTATTGCCTTGTGCATCAAAAGCACCTGTGCCGTCATCAATGGAAACGACTTGTGGATATAGTGCGTAAATAGCTTTATGGTTCATCCCGCTATCTCCATTACTGTAATTGTTGAAGTAAACGCACTATCAGCCGATGAACGCCTGTTTATATATTGCGTTCCTGTATTAACTTTCATTTGAACTTTGTAGGTTGTGCTAGATGTTACTGCTGGACTATCTAAAAAGCTAATGCTTACAGGAACGACCGAATCTGCTTGGTCTATATAGGCACACATTGTTCCTGCAAATGATGGTGTAGTTGCTGGTTGTGAGATATTGGTCGCCCCTCTTACCAAATTAAATGTATTCAATCCACCCGTTGAACTCGATGACATAGCAAAATTCACAATTATCAGTATCTTGTTTGCCGAACTTGAAGGCGTGATTGTTACTGATAAACCAGTAATATCTGTAAATGATGTGCTTGTTGTAGAAAATGTATCTGTCTTGGTTGTGCTAACCACTTGAATCACATTACCAGCTTTAGGCGATGTAGTTGTAAGAATCGTTCCTGATACGGCTGGCAAATCCAACACAGTAGTACCAGCAACGGCTGGTTCTTGTAGTGTGATACTTCCGCTAGTGCTTCCCTGTAATATGAGACTCATAGTATCACCCACCTTACTCCAGCGTTAACTGTAACTGAGAAACCAGAGCTAATAGTGATAGCTCCTACGGACATACCGTTATAAGTCATTGTAATATTCTCACCGATTGTTGAGGCATTGTATGCAATTGCTTTTACTGCAGCAGTACCAAAGTATTGAACGCCAGCAACCGTAGCAGTGGTGACTGATGTAAGTA